GATCATATACGCGAGATGGGTTTTTATCCGACAAGAGCCAGAGTGACTTGTTTAAAGGCACATTCAAAAAGTTTGGTGCATAAAGATGCCAATGAAACCGAATACATGGCACGAATACACATACCACTGTGGACAAACAAAAAATGTGTACACATTTGTCAAGGTATGAATTTACACATGCCAGCGGATGGCGGTGTGTGGATTCTTTGGACAAATCAATGGCATCAAATTAGGAATGATTCTGATGAAGACAGGTACCATATCATCATGGACGCATATGATACTAAAAAAATAACTAAATTTTTCAATTATGCTGGTGAGTTTGAACAACTTCAAAATCATGTACTAAATGAAAGACAAAAGATTGATTCTGTTGAATTGACAAAAGAAGATGTTGACTTTTTTGAGGCAATTAAGAAAAAATATGTCACAAAGATGGTAAAAGATTATGAGATTACTTAAATATAAAAAACTGAAGTTAGGAATATAATGTTTGTTTATTGCCCACCAAAAGAGATTCCAAAGATTGAATCTAAGACTTTTCCAGACGGAAAACGATACTACATGACACCGGACGGTAAAAAATTGCCGTCAGTCACAACCGTGGTGGGTGCCCAAAAGAAACAGGCCATCATGGAGTGGCGCCAGCGCGTTGGTGAAGAAGTTGCTAACAAGATATCTAAACAAGCGACCTCCCGTGGTACCAATGTACATACCTTGTGTGAACATTATCTGAATAATGAACCTAAACCACCAGGTGTAGTTATGCCTGATGCTAAAGAAATGTTCATATCTCTTAAACCACTGCTAGATAAAATTAATAACATACATTATCAAGAGGTTGGATTGTGGTCCACTCAATTAGGTTTAGCTGGTCGAGTAGATTGTATTGCTGAATATGAAGGTGTTTTGTCGGTAATTGACTTTAAGACTTCCAAAAAGTTGAAGGACATTAAAGACATTCAAGATTACTTTTGGCAAACAACTGCATATGCATTGATGTATGAAGAGTTGGTCGGTCAACCTATTGATGATATTGTCATCATTATGGCTGTGCAAGATTCTGAAGCTGTGGTATTTAAACAAAAGACACAAGACCACATTGAAGGGCTTGTGAGAGCTATCGACTATTACCATAAACATAGTTGACAAAACTGAAAAATAAGTATATACTAATTGTTGAAAAGGTTTGATGGGTTCCTTAATACTCATTGTTTAAATAATATAAAGGAGTTTTATGAAAAAATATATTTTGGCCTCATTGATGGCAATTGCATTTAGTGCTAACGCATTGGAAGTTACTGTTGCAACTGGTCGTGATATGAAATTGGATAAAGATTTGACAACCGTGTCGGTTGGTAAGTCACTCGGTAAGTTTGACACAGATGTGCAATTTAGTCGTGTTCAAGGTCAGTATCAGAGTTATGGTGCTAACGCAGGTAAAGCTTTTCGTGTAGGTCCAGTCTCCGTGTCACCACATGTTGGCTTAGCATATGTTGACAATGTTGCAACAGCATCAAAAGATGGTTATGCCGCAAGTACTGGTGTATCCGTTGACTATGCATTGAGCAAAACAGTATCGCTTACTGCTGATGTTTCCCGCACTTTTGATGTGAAGAAAAGTACCGATTTTGTCGGTAACACAGTCACATTTGGTATAAAAGGTTCGTTCTAATAAAAGAATGACTAAATAAGATATGGGTTTGGTGGAACCCATTCAAAAAAGTACCATTACACATTACACACAACTAAGGAGATACTATGTCAAACATGACACCTTTTGAAATTCGTCTTGAACTATTAAAAATGGCCAGAGACATGATATATGATACTTACCACGCAGATAGAGAACGTCTTACACAAGACTGGAATATCAAATGCGATACAGCAAGGTCTAAGGGTGAAATACCACCCGAACATCCGGCTTTGCCAACAACCCCCTCTGAATCCGACATTATCAACAAGGCTCACACCTTGAATGGATTCGTGTCGAACATTGCTGCACCTGAAGCAGTCAAGGTTACTAGAAAATCTAGTTGAGGGGTTAGGGGGAGGAAACTCCTCCTTAACACACACAAGGAGATCGAATGAAGTTTTCAACAACTTTATTAATTGTTTTAGCAACAATGTGTTTACCACTATTTGCACAACAACAAAAAATTACTATTGAACGACAGGTCGGCGATAACATTAACAAACAAATAATGTGTATTGCGAAAAACATATATTATGAAGCTGCATCAGAATCACATGAGGGTAAATTGGCTGTTGCACAAGTAACAATCAATCGAGCAAACAGCAAAAAATATCCGTCAGATTTTTGCGGTGTTGTATACCAGAAGACAGGTTCAGTCTGTCAATTCTCATGGACATGCGAGAAGGTTAATCCCATCAAAAACCCTTATGCTTGGGAAGAATCACTCTATATTGCCAAACGAGCACTTACCGAAAATGTATTGCACCGAGAGCTTGCCAAAAGTCAAGCAATGTTCTACCATGCAACCTATGTTAATCCAGGTTGGTCGCTTAAAGTAGTTAAGACGATTGGTAACCATATATTTTATAAGAAAGCTTAATTGTGCCTACGAAAACTGAAATTAATGAATTTAGTGAGATGATTGCTCTACTCACTAAAGAGAATAAGATTACACACTTGGATGCAATATTACACCACTGTGAACAAACAGGCATGGAGGTTGATGTTGCATCATCTTTGATATCTATAGCACTCAAAACTAAAATCAAAGAAGAAGCACAAGAAAACAATATGTTGAAAAAGACTTCTAAATTACCAATATGATTGAACTGATTCAAGTTACCACACAAGAACAAAAAAATGCAGTTAAACAAATAATTGAAACCCACCATTCATATGTGGCGTCAAATGCTTCAGTAGGTCGTAGAATTGATTGGTTGATTTATGTTGATGATGGTATGATGGGTGAATGTATTGGTATGATTGGTATTGGTTCTTCAGTATACCCACCACCGAAAGATATATTAAAATATCTTGGTGTATCTAAACAAGAATACAAATTACAATTCAACAATATCGGAAACAACTGGAGATTTTGTTTTTCTAAATTTATCAAGAATGCTGGCACACAAGTATTAAAGCAATTGAGACAGAAAGCACCAGCCGCATGGAAACAAAAATATGGTGATGAGTTGAATCACATTATTACTTTCGTTGGTGCTGGTAAAAATGGTGCAGTATACTTGGCTGATAATTGGAAAAAGATTGGCGAAACATCAGGATTACCTGCACACAAATCAAGTAGTATGAAGTGGAATAATAACGCAGAATTAAAAGAATTGTTTGTTAAACCTACAGGTGAGAATAAGAAAATTATTTTCATCAAATCTGTTTGAGTATATTATGGCAAGTAAAGAATATTATGAAGGTCGTGACATGGAAAAAAATTCTGTGTTACATTCATATTTGAAAAAAACGCATGGTTATGATTCTGTGAAGTCTGATGGAAAAAACTCGACTAAGGGTGATATTATTGCAGAAAAGAATGGCGAAAAAATTTCACATTCATTAAAATGTGTTTCAGGTAAAAACACACAGGTTCATTTAACAACTATTAAAAAATTATCTTCTGATTTAAATATACCAAATGATGTGAACTCATCTTTGGTTGTTTGGTTGGGGAGTAATGATGATGTTGAATTTAATTCTTGGTCAAAAGATATTGTATTAACAAATTATGAAAAAGATCACAATCGTTTGTCTAGTCATAATATACAAAATTGGAATCAAGTTGAGAATTGGTTTAATGAAAACAATAAAAATTATAGTTTACCAAAACTATTAATTGAATCTCTAAAGAGAGATAGTGTATCTAAAATTTTACTTTGGTATAATAAAAAAAGTAAAGTGCTCCAATCGCTCGATATACCTAAATTAATTGATTTCATTGGTTCTCATTGTAAGTGGATCACCATGCCTACGGGAACAATTTTAAAGTGTATCACACCAGATAATAAGCCAATATTATGGTTGCAGATGAAAGGCAATCGAACAGATGATGGTTATAATCATTGTCCACAATTTCATATAGTAGCAAACTGGCCGGAAAATGTTGTGTTAGCCAGGAAGGTAGTTGATTTTTTATGACAGAAAATACAGGTTTTGCGGCCTATTCCTTGTGGAATGCTTTGAAATTACATTTTACTTCCGATTCTTATGATTATTTTAAGTATAACGGAAAAACAAATGTATCTAAGCAGACATTTACCACTAACAAATCAAAATACCAATTCTATAAACTATCTCGCAAATATGATTTGGAAGAATTGAAGAATTTTTATGTTGCCAACTTTATACAAGGTAAAGGTGATTGGGTAGGTGACTTACTACAAGATGGTGATGAAAACTATACCAAGTGGCAAAAAAGAAACCAGAGCTTGACTTATCTCTTCGAACAAGATATAATAAGACTGTTGGTTGAAGTTGAGTCACCAAATAAACTTCTGACAGTAGAAGACGGTCAATACCCAATGCTACTAAAAGAAATGACACACAACGACACCAACATAGAAACGGTGTGCATACTAAATGACATTATGAATTTTCTGCCAATGTGGAACAAAAAAATATCGGATGATGTTGTTTGGCCTTCATTAAAGAGAAGAATTGAAAAGTATACACCGTTTCTAACTTATGATAAAGAGAAGTTTAAATTGATCCTGAAAGAAAGTTTGAAAGAACATGCCGAAAATTAATTGCATCTATTTGGATATGGACGGTGTTATCGCCGATTTTGAAAAACGGTATGAGGAATTATTTGAAATAAGTCCAGAAAAAACTAGAGATCGTGGAGAATTTGATACTTACTTTGATAAATTCATTGCAGAGGGTAACTTTGAAACATTGGAGTTAATGCCAGATGCAATGGAGTTGGTTCAAGCATTGCGTAATGCATTACCACCAACACAGATTCTATCGTCTACGGCCAGTGAGGCTAGATATGATGCAATCTCAAAACAGAAAATGCTTTGGTTGGAAAAACATGGTATAGATTTTCAAAAAAACTTTGTACCAGGTAAAAGACTCAAGAAAAAATACGCTCGAACAGATACGTTAATCATTGATGATACCGAAAGTGTTATCAGAGATTGGCGCGCTGCAGGTGGTGTGGCAATCTTACACAAGAATGTTGCAGACACCTTGGTACAGTTAAAGTTTATACTTGACAGTGCCTAAATATTGTTATATAATGCATCATGTGGATAATCCGTTTAATACAAATATACTCCGTTAATACTAGAAAGGTAAATTATGGTAGATTTCTCTAATCTTAAAAGAAGTTCAGGCAATCTGGACAAATTGAAGGCAAAAGTCTCTGAACTCAATGCATCCACCGAGGGTTCATCTGATAAAGATCGATTCTGGCGTCCAGAAGTTGACAAGGCCGGCAACGGCATGGCAACAATTCGATTCCTCCCGGCATCTGCACAAGATGGTGATGATGGATTGCCTTGGGTAAAAATCTTCTCACATGGTTTTCAAGGACCAGGCGGTTGGCTTATTGACAACTGTTTGACAACCAAGAGCCAACAGTGTCCAGTATGTGAACACAACAACAAATTGTGGAACTCTGGCATCGAAGCCAACAAAGAAATTGTTCGCAAACAAAAGCGTAAGCTTAATTATATTGCAAATGTTTACATCGTTAGTGATCCGAAACATCCAGAAAATGAAGGTCAAGTTAAACTCTTCAAATTTGGTAAGAAGATTTTCGACAAAATCACCGAAGCGATGAATCCGGCTTTTGAAGATGAAACACCAATCAATCCGTTTGACTTCTGGAAAGGTGCAAACTTCAAACTGAAGATCACTAAGGTTGCTGGTTATCAAAACTACGACAAGTCTGAATTTACTTCAGCTGCGCCGTTGTCTGAGAATGATGAAGAACTTGAAAAAATCTGGAAAGCTGAATCAGCTCTGTCTGAGTTGGTTGCTGACAAAGAATTCAAGTCTTATGATTTCTTGAAGACTCGGTTGGAAAAAGTTCTTGGTTTGAATGATGATGGTGATGCTCCACGAGCACGAACTACTGTTGAGCAAGCAAAAGCTGCACCTAAGAAGCCTGTTTCATTTGATGCACCATCGGAAGATGATGACGATATGGCATACTTCAGTAAGTTGGCTGAAGAAGACTAAACTATCCCACCGGAAAGTTAGAACCCCGCCTTGTGCGGGGTTTTTTGTTTATACTACTCTAGTAGACTTCATTATGAGGTCCATAAATGTCTCCTCATCGTTCCTGACAGATATTTCACTAGGTCTTAGTCCCACTCTCTGTTGATTCTGAGACACATTGGTTACCGTTTTATTGACAACATCATTTAAACTATTATCAGTAGCCGCACTTTGCATGTTCAAGTCAATATTATTGTTTGTGAGATTACTGACTGGTGAAGCAGGTGGTACAGGTGTTGCCATTGTTGATGGCGCGGCCGCAACTGGTGCTGCATCTGTTGCCGGAGCCATTGGAGTTACCTTGCCTGTAGAAACTCTTGGATTCGCCGCAGGTGCTGGCATTGGTGTGGCTGTCTGTGGTACACTCAATCCTTTCACTGGCACCTGATACATTGCGTTTTGTTTAGGATTGTCTTTCAACCACTGTTTTAAACCTGGTCTATCGGTACCATATTCCTGCATCAATATATCATCTGTTAGTTTGGAATCAACAGCTTCTACAATATTTTGCCTACTCATCTGTTTTCTTGATTTGGCTATGAGTTGTTCTGTAGCCTGACCCTCTGTAAGATTACCACCTCCTCTTTTGTTTCGCACACTTAGAGCATAAGCATTGTTATCATATTCTTTCGAGTATGGGTTCTCATCTATTTTACCTTTTTCTATTGCCGATAGCGCAAACGGAGTAGCTATAACTGATGCAACACCGGATGCAAGTCCTAAAGGACTCAAAGCTGCACCAAGAGCCCACTTCATAGCCGGCGCAGCTACTTGTGCAGCAGTACGACCAAGTGATTTAGCAAAATCTATGGCAAGCCCAGCAACTTTTGCACCTAATTGAGCCAATAAGACTCCAAACTTTGATAATCGTTCAAACAAACTATCGAACATAGATTTAGATTCTTCAGGTTCTGCTGTGGCGTTAGGATTAATTCGTC